GAAACGAACGCGCAAAGACATTTTCGCGCTGTCGGGACTTAGCCAAAGCTCATTGTTTTGTCGTCCCCAGTCACCGGGAATTGACGAGAAAACATGGTCGATCAAGTCTTCGTGGCGGATTAGTTCATATCCGGGAGATACGAAACTGTAATGCTGGCCAGAATCGATGTTTACAACTGCCCTCCGGTTGATGGGGGCGGCGTTCGCGCCTTGCACTTCGTAGCTAATAGGCAGAATGTCGACTTCAGGGAAACGCGCGTTTTCGAGTGTCTGCGCTCCGGGACGGATATAACGAGTAAACATGATGAGCGACTCCTTTCCTTTGTTTGTGGGATTTAGAAAGAGTAATAGCCAAAGCTGGAGAAAGTGTCAAATGCGCGCTTTCGTGGCGCATTCTGGCCCGATGCCTTGCATAACGCTTTCAGGCACCGTCAGCAGCCGACCGCATCGACAACAGCGCTCAGCGTGGAAAAAATCGACGGTGCTTGGGATTTTTCCTTGTGTCGAGAGATTATGCCAGAACCAATTGAATGCGCTCAACGAAGGCGCGTCTTTGGAGATTGTTTTGTTGGTGGCTTCAAAAGCGCCGGCATAATTGATAAACCCGAGAGACGTATACGAGCGGTTGTTGTGAGGCCCCGACAATACGCCAACATACCAGATATCTTGACATACGAAGGCGCGTCTTACGCGATATGTAAAGCGCTTGCCCGTCTTTTTGCTGGCGAGGGTAAAATACGCGTTTCCAGCCAAGATGAACGTTTTTGGGTCAATCTGCGGCGTTATGTCTGGATATAGTGGCTCCATTTTGCTCCTCTCTTTCCTCGTCTTGTTGCAAGTATTGTCTCCATTCCTTGCAGCCACGACATTCGTCCTCCTTCTCGCATCGAGTAAAGCAGACAATCACCTTGACTCGACGCTTGAGGCGCGAACATGCGCAGTAGGTATCTGGGATGATTTCGCCTGTCGCTGTCTTTCGTCGCATCATGAGAACACCACCTTTAGTTCTCGAAATGCACGCCAGATCGCTTCCCATTTCCACCCCAAGCGATGCAGATGGTGCCCGAGTTTGGTTTTGGTTAGCTCGAAGTCATAAGGGAGCGACAGCGTTAGCAAAGCGATTTCTCGAGCCTCGTGGCTGAGTTGGTCGAAAAGATCGACGAGGCGGGTATTGGGATCTTCGCTTGACCACTCGAAATCGACAGAGAGAGTGTGAGTGTGCGCGCGCCAAACATGGTGCTGAAAGTAGAAAAATAGCCACGTTTGAAATTTCGCGCCCTTGCTCTCTTTGAATGTCGCCTTCGCCTCGAAAAACGCGAGTTTGGCGCAAGAGAGCGCCTCCTCAAATTCGACGCCCTTCAAGGCGCTTGTTCGTTTCGCTTCGCGATAGATCATCCCCCGGTAATCTTCATATTTGATTTCCTTCATACGTAAACCCCTTGTTCGTGGAGGTTCTGACGTTTTGCGGCAAGCGCCTCGTCTCTGACGATATGGTGGCGACCTTCGCAAATGCAGTAAGGACAGAATATGGCGCCCGAGACGACAAAGCAATGTCGGGGATCAATCGCGCGCCCGCATTCTGAGCATGCCCAAATACGCTTCTCCATTTCGTCTCTCCCTTCCTATGTATGGGGCGAGTCGAGCCCGCCCCCGATAGATTATCCGTTGTTGCGGCGTTCGATTTCGTCGTGCAAATCTTGTGGCTCGATCTCGGGCCAATCTTCTCGAGCAACCATTTTAACCGGGTTCTCGTCAGAGTCGACCTCCCAAATTTCCATGTTCGCCCAAGAAATGTCGATTTCGCCGTGACTGTCAACGTGGAGTTCAGCCTCCACGACCGCAGAGAATAAGTGCTTGTGGACATTTCCTGCCCACAAAATTTCGCGGGTTCTGTCGTTACGGCGAGAATTGCCGCTTCGTTCAAAGACTTGATAGTTTTTGTTTTCGCTCATGTCAGTCTCTCCTTTCCTTTGTGTGAGTTTGCTTACCAGCAGTTTTCGTCCCAAGTCTCGGCGAATTGCAGAGTCAGCGAGACCCAAGCCTCGCCGTCGACGCCATAGTTGTAAGGATCGTAAAGATAGTCCGTGATCGCGACAAAAGCAAGCTCGACGAGTTCATCAAGCGGGTTGCCGTCGTCAATTTCTTTGATCTGCCCTCCGTAATACTGAGCCAGAGCGGCAATTTCTTTTCTGATTTCGGGATTGATCTGCGCTCTGTCTATGAGATCGAGATCGTCGTTTTCGATATCCAGCGCCATCTGTATGACTGCACACCGGGCGACAGTCTCATCATACCCTTTTGTGATGAGTCGCGCGATTTCAGCGCTGAACTTTTCCTTTGTCGTGTTCAGATCCATGCCCTCTCCCTTCGCTTGATTCTCAATCAAGCCCGCCAATTTCTTGGCGGGCTTTGTTCAAAATCAAGCAAAAACGACGTTGCGAGTGTAATTGCAGAGGTCCGCGATATTGAGAACTCCGTGATCGCCTACCAAGACAAGCAGAGCCTTGATTCTGATTTCTTCGCGCAATTTCTGCGCGCCGGTCAGATTTATGAGTTCGAGCGCGCGACGCTTGGCGTCTTCCTCGATTTCAGTTATTTTGTCCTTGAGGAAATTGCCAAAACTCGTAACGTCCTCGTCGCTCTGCTGTTGGCCGGTAGCTATGATCGCTTCGGTGCATTGGTGCCAATGCTGGCGAATTTCGCTCCAATGTTGACGTATGATTCTGCAAGAAACCGCCTTTTCGAAGTGTTGCGAGATCGCCCATTCCAGGCCCATTTCCATTCTGTCTTCCTCGAATTCGTGTTCGAATTCGTTTAGTGGGATGAAGGCTTTGTCGATCTTGTGGAGAATTCCCATCCGAGCGCTATTCAGAGCTTTCGTTTTTTCGTTCATGTCTGTCTCTCCTTTCAGAGTGGTGGGGCGGATTCAACCGCCCCGATTAGTGTTATTCGTCGTCCTCGTCGTCGTCTTCAGCCGGAAGCACGGTTACGATGTGGCGCGGCTCTTCGCCATCAGGGGCGAAAGCCTCGACACAATCACCGCCGCCGTCGCCTTGATCGACGACGATATAGCCGGCTTCGCGCGCCGCCTGCTTGGCGTTTTCGATTCCGACCACCGGGTCGAGAGTCGCGACATAATACACGTGGTTTTCGCCTACCTCTAAAATCGTTACTTTGTGCGCCTTTTGATCGTTCATGTCTGTCTCTCCTTTCCTTTGTGTGGGTTTTGTTTGGTCTGTCTCATCAGTAACGGGCGACCATCTCCGTTAGACCGCAGCATCTGCGGTTTCGACTCTCATTCCGCCTTTCGCCTGCTTGGAGGTAGATTATCTCTCATCTACGTGTCCGGCGCGATGGTCCGGGGCTTCTCGCCAGCTCGATCTACGGGCGGGGGAGGCTTTTGTCGAGAGCGCCTTGCCTTCTCTCTTGCCGGCTCCGGGAAGGTGATTTTATCGCTGCCCTCTGACTCCCGTTCCGACCTGGTTTTGAAAGAGCGTTGATTCATCGTGAATCTTGGTTAATACTATAACGCCGCTTTCAAGTATTGTCAAGTGTTTTCAAGCGCTGAACCAAAAAAAATATTTCCGCTTAAAATGCCTTGATTGCTACAAAAACTGGAGTCTGGTAAAAATCTGGCAAAAAAATTTCAAAATTTTTTGAAATTTTTCCGATATACTCGCATCCAATACGATGGCGTAGGCTCGACGATGGCAGAGAGCCAAAGGAGTTTAACCATGTAGTTCTTTTAAACCCCGAAACGATGGACGAGAGAACAAGAGATGGTGTTTGAAGTCGACAGCGCATGGCAGAGACTAAGCGAAAATGATAAGGTCTTGATCGAAAGATGGATGAATAGCTCTGTCAAGATAAAAGCTGCCTGCCCCTGGCACAACGTCAGAGACCGCATTGATTGCGAATCCTTACCTTGCCGCGAATTATTCCCCGAAATAATGGAAACAGACTATCGCTGCCCGTGCAATGCGCTTGGCATCGAGTTTGTTATGGGGAGAACGAGGGAGAAACTGCAATGACAAGCGAAGCCGCCAACCCCGCCACAAAAGAAACAAGGGCGAGAGAACACGCCAAAACCCATACTGTGGCGGTTGACTTGGTGGACTTCATCATAGACGCTATTTTTCCCTTTCTATATGACGCGACAGAGATTTTGGATATTGGATGCGGCGCGGGCAGACATACGCTGTCTATTGCTCAGAGACTCCCGGATGGCGCTCGAATTCAAGCAATCGATATTTCGCTGGAAGCGATTTATACGCTGCAAATGCAGAGCGCCTTCCACTTTGCAAACGTGAATGCCGGCGTTATGGACATGGACGAAGTCCCGCAGAGCTTTGCTCATAAGAGATACGACGCCATCATCAGTCTATACGCCATCCACTACTCGCGAGATATGATCGATCTGTTGAGGCGCTTGCGAAATTTGCTCTCGTCTCGAGGAGTCGTCTTTATCTGTGGACATGGCGCCGGCACAAATCAAGAGATAATCGATATCGCCAATCTGCCTTCAGTCAAGGATTTTTTTGGCCCTTCTCATCGAAGAGCGCTCGAAGACACCTACTCCATCTCGCTCTCTTATCGACTCGAAAACAAGGCGAGATTCCGCCGCGTGGATCAATTTCTGAGTTGGTATCGACACCACGAGCTATTCGACGACAAAACCTTACCACATGTCAAAACTGCTGTCGAAAAAGAGATCAAGCGAAAAGGGCACTTCGAGCTAACGAAGAACACTCAAGGCGTCGCGCTCGTGGCAGAAGGAGAAACAAGATGATCACCATCCAATATCTCTGCCCAAACTGTAAGCGCTATGTCAATACTGCTGAGGAAGGGCTTGTTTGCAAAGAGTGTGGAACAGAGATCATCCAAAGACCAATCAAGAGTCTAACAGCGGGTGGAATGTTATTGACGAATACGAATTGAAACCAGATTTTTTAAGGAAAAGATGGAAAATGAATCAAGGGTGGCGAAAAGATTTGAAAAAGAAATTCGAGAAAGGGTGGCTTACATTATAGGTAAGTAAATGGTGCCATATGGCGAAGATGATAAAGAGACACAAATATACCAAAGCGCAGGTTAAGAGAGCGATTGATGGGTCGGGCGGCAACAAAGCAGAGATATGCAGACGGTTGGGCACGACGCGGAAGACGCTGTTGGAGTATTTCGACAAGTTCCCTGAGCTCCTCGCGTATTTTCAGGAAGAGGAAGAGAAAATAGGCGATTTGTGTGAGTCGGAGATTGTGAAGAAACTCCGCGAGGGAAATGTTAAGATGCTTATCTTCTACGCCAAAACCAAACTGCGCCATCGCGGCTATGTCGAGTTCCGCCAGATCGACGCGAACTTTAGCGAAACCGCCACTCGTCGTCGCGCTGTGGAAGACTCTGAAAAGGCAGTTGGTGAGGTTGAGGCTGCAAGCGCGTATTTCGAGCTGGTCAAAACAGGGAGCGACTCTTGACTGACGAGCAGCCGGGACAAGCAATCAGCGAAGCGCTGTCGACGACAGTGGCGGGCTTGCGTATCGCCCTTGAACAATGGGACAAGGAGGCGAGGGAGCTACGAGAGCAGGTCGAAAAACTCAAGGCGATGAATCGAGAGCTTGAAACGCAATTGAAGAATCGAGAGATCGTGGCGCAATGGGAATCAAGACGCCAACAATAATAGCGAAGAGCGAGACTCCGCCCCGCCCAGAGATCAACTGGAAAGATCCAGATTACTCTGAAATCTGGAATTGGCGGGGAGACCTGTTGCGCAAAATGCGCAAGAGCAGAGCAGCGCTTGACGCGGTCAATGTCTATTATAAGCGAAACCCCGTCGATTGGATCAATGACTGGGTGAACGCTTATGACCCTCGACGCTCTGCACAAGGGAAGTCAGCGACAGTCCCCTTTGTGCTTTGGCCGCGACAAGTCGAGCTTGTGCATTGGCTCGTTGGCCTGATCGGGCGAGAAGAGGACGGGCTGATTGAAAAGAGTCGCGAGGAGGGCGCCTCGTTTCTTTGCTCAGCGCTTGCACTTCACCACTGGCGCTTTTTCTCGGGCTTCAAGGCCGGGTTTGGGAGTCGTAAAGAATCGCTTGTTGATCGTAAAGGAGATATGGATTCCATATTTGAGAAGATACGCCATATGCTGACCGGGTTGCCCGAAGAAATGTTGCCGGTCGGATTTGATCTTGATCGCCATGCCAATCACTTGAAGATACGAAACCCAGAGAACAGTTCTTCAATCACGGGAGAGGGCGGCGACAATATTGGGCGTGGCGGTCGAAATACGGTTTACTTTCTCGACGAGTCAGCGTTTCTGGAACACTCTCAGCTTGTCGACGCTGCGCTTTCGCAGAATACTAAAGTGAGAATCGATCTTTCGACTCCCAATGGGGTCGGAAACTCATTTTACCGCCGACGATTCGAGTTGCTACAGCCTCACCAGATATTCGAACTCGACTGGCGCCACGATCCTCGCAAGAGTAAAGAATGGTATGAGGCAGAATGCAAACGTATCGGAGACCCGATCATCGTGGCGCGCGAACTTGACCGCGACTATGACGCTGGGGCGCAAGGGATCGTCTGTCCCGGGGAGTGGGTGCGCTCTGCCATCGATTTCGATTTTGCCGCATATGGTCTCAGTCAGCCGACGGGCAGAATTGAGGCGGGACTTGACGTTGCAGACGGAGGCCCAGACACTAACGCCCTCGTTATTCGTCAGGGGGCAAGAATACTGTATATCGAAGAGTGGCCAGAAGGAGATACGAGCCAGACGACTCAGCGCGCGCTTAGCGCCTGCAAGCGATGGGGCGTTGACATTTTGCGCTATGACTCGATTGGCGTTGGCGCGGGCGTTAGAGGAGAACTCAATCGCTTGAAGAAGGCGGGCAGAGTCCCATTTAAGGTCGTGGGTGTGAACGTGGGCAAGCTCCCGTCTTTGAGTTTGTTCTTCAACAAGCCAGCAAGAGAGATTTTCAAGAATGCGCGGGCGGAGCTCTGGTGGAGATTAAGATCGAGATTCGAGCACACCCACGCTGTCGCGGAAAAGAGAGAGAAGCCAGACATTGAAAGGCTGATTTCGATTCCGGAGGACTTGTCGCTGGTGGCGGAAATCTCAGCGCCACAATACGATTTCACCAATAATGGACTTATCTTGATCGAATCGAAAAAGCATATGCGAGAGCAACGGGGGATCAACTCCCCAAACAAAGCAGACGCTGTTTGTCTTGCTTTCGCTCGGACAAACATCATAAAGCTATGAGGGACGAGGGACTAAATGCCCGACGATAAGACAAAGCAAGAGACGAAGGTGAACAGATCGATCCCTTCCCATTTCGCCGTGCGCTCGATCACGCGGCGAGATTGGGAGAATCGTGGCGGCCTCGCTTATGGTGACCATCGTGATTTATACGAGACTCTTGGGTGGCCGCGTGATCTGTCTTATCGAGACTATTACGATATGTTTGAGCGGAACGCTGTCGCGACTCGTGTTGTCGAAGCCAAACCCGACGAGAGTTGGGGCGAGCACCCGCAGGTGATCGAGACGGGCGAGAGCGCAGAAGGAAAGCAAACCGAGTTCGAGACGCGCTGGAACAATCTCGTCCTTGACTTGAACATTTTCGACTACCTCGCCCGTCTCGACATTTTGGCTGGCATTGGGACATATGGCGTGCTTGTGTTGGGCTTTAGCGACGCGCAATCAGTGGAAGACTACGCCCAGCCAGTAACGGGCTCGGCGGAGCTGCTGTATCTCGCGGTATACGATGAAGAGCAAGCGAAGATCCAGACCTATTTTGACGACTTCACGGATCCGAGATACGGGATGCCGCAGACCTATCAAATCGTGCCTGATCTCCATCATGGGTTGTCAGACAACGCGCGCTCTCAGACTGCCTTTTATGTCCACGCGGATAGGATCTTGCATTTTTCAGACAACAGGCTGACAAGCGACGTATTCGGGACTCCTCGCCTGCAAGCAGTATATAATGCCTTGATGGGGATCGAGTTTATTTATGGCGCAGCGCCCGAGGGATATTGGCGACAAGCATATCCGGGCCTTATGTTCTCTATCGACCCTCAACTTGCGATTGCAGCAGAGGGCGACGACTCTTTGGATATTACCGATTTTCAGGACCATCTTGACAAATATGTCCACGGGATGCAGCGATTCCTCGTCGGGACTGGGATCACGCCTGAGACTCTGCAATCG